AGCCGCCGCCCGTCCGCGTCGACCACATGATGGGCCTGCAGCGTCTCGTGCGTCGGCTCGAGCGGACGCCCCAGCCTTTGCGCCGCGCTGTCGCCGGCCATCCTGGCGGCGACATGGTCGGACAGGACCATGCGCGCCTCGGCGACGGTCTGCGCGCGCGCGTCGGCGAGCACGCCGGCGAGCTCCGCCTGCAAGGCCTCGTCCTTGGCGTGGCGGGCGATCAGCGCCGCATGGTCTGGCGGCAGGCCGCGCGTCCGCGTCTCGGCGAGCGCCGCCTCGCCCAGCGCGGCGACATGGCCGGCGGCGCGCAGATCGGGATCGGCCGAGGCGATGGCGGCGAGCGTCGTATTGGAGCGGCGCAGCGCGTCGACCGCCTCGTCGAAGCTCTTGGCCCCGGCCGTCGCCTTGACGGCGGCCGAGTCGGTCCACTCCGGCGGCGCGGCGAGCCCGCGCATCGGCTGGCGCGCGGTCGGGTCGCTCGCCGCGGTGGCGGCGTCGCGCGCCAGCGCGGCGCGCCGGTCCTCGGGAATTCCGGCCAACGCCTTGGCGAGCGCCGCCTGCGCCTCGTCGGCGGCCTGCGCCTGCGGCAGGGCGGCGAGCTCGTCCGGCGTCGGCTCGCGGCCCGTGGCGCGGATCGCCGCGGCGAGGTCCGCCGCCGAGCCCTTGCCGGCCAGAAGCCGCGTCAGCCCCTCGCCGAGCCCGTGCAAGACGCCGCCGACGACGGCGCCGCCGACCGCGCCGGTCAGCGTCTCGACGGCCGCCTCGCCATAGCCGTAATCGAGGCCCTGCGCCTTGCGCCAGCCCTGCACGTCGCCCTGCGCGAGGGCCGCGCCCGCCGCGCCGCCGGCCGCGCCGGCGAGCGCCGAGGAGGCGAGGCGACGCACGAAGGTTCCGCCGACGCCGCCGGCGGGCGCCACCACGGTCAACACGTTGGCGGGATCGGACGCGCCGGCGGCGACCGAACCGGCGAGCCAACCAAGTCCCTTGGCGGCGCCGCCCATATCCTCGCGCGCCCACATCGCCGACAATTGGCGGCGCGCGTCGGCGGCGACGGCGCGCCCCTGCTGGAACATCGGCGTCTCGAGGTCGAGATCGCCAAGCGTGTTCGGATGCTGCGCGCGCAGCTCGGCCGCCTTCGCCAGCAGCACGTCGGCGCGCTCGGCGACGAGCTCGCGCAAACGCGGATCGGTGAAGCCGGTGAAGTCGCCGCGGTTGATGCGGGCGACGATGTCGGGCGTGTTGATCGCGGTCGGGTCGCCGAGATCGACGCCGGTCGCGCTCTTCACCCGCGCCGAGATGCGGCGATACGCCTCCTCGTTGGCGCGCGCCATCGCCATTTGCGAGTCGGACAGACGATAGGCGTCCGCCGCGAGGGAGGCCGCATCGCCGACGCCGGCGAGGTCGCCGAAGCGGTTCATCTTTTCGACGAGCGAGTCGGAGCGGGACGGATCGTCGAAACGCCCGTCCGCGAACATCTGGCGCGGGTCTTCGCCCTCGACGCCGGGGAGAAAGCCGAGGCTCATCGGAACGCCTCCGGCACGCGCTTGCGCAGCGCCTCGGCGACGCCCGCCCAGGGCAGCGCGAACGGTTTGCCGCTTTGCGCGCGCACGGGCTCGATCGCGCCGGTCGTCGCATCGGCATGGCCGAACACATAGGCGCCGCCGGCCGTCAGCGTCGGCGGGCGTTTCAGCAGATCGGCCGCGCTCATCGGCTTGCCCTTGGCGTCGACGGGCGGGTCGGCCAGTCCCTTCAGGTCGTCGTCGGTCAGCGCGTGCAAAGCGTCCGAGAAGCGGTCGGCGCGCACGTCGGGCGGCGCGAGCGTCTTGACCCACGTTCCGCCCCAATTGCCGCGCGCGTAGACGTTGGCGACGCCGCCATAAGAGACGCCGCCGACTTTGCTTGCGCCCAGCGCCTGCCGCGCCAGCTCCTTCGTCGCGTTGACGTCGTCGGGGTTGAGGCCGCGCTGCGCGGCGAGGTGCTCATAGGCGAGCGCAATGGTCGCCTTGACGCGCTCGCGTTGGGCGAGACTGAGCCCCTGCAGCGCCGACCCCGCCTCGTCCTTGAGCGCCTGTTCGATGGTGTCGCCGGTGACACGGAGCGGTTTCGCCCCCGGCACGCGGCGCGCCTCGAGGGCGGCGGCGACGCGGCGTTGCAGGCCGGTGTCGCCGGTCTGCACCGCGAGCATCGAGGCGTGCGCCATCTCCGGCGCGCTCTCGCCGAGTTCGGCCAGCGCCGCCGGCGCCTGCGCGCCAGCGCCGCGCACGATGCCGTTGATCGTGTCGAGCGCCTTCTGGCCGCCGGCCTGCAACGTCTCGCCGATGGCCTTCTTTTCCTCGGGCCGGAAGATCGTCGGCGTCGCCCGCTTGTAGAGCCCGGCCACGGCCGTCGCCTGCGCCGTGCGCGCGGCGACGCTGGCGGCGAGCCCGTCGCCGCTCGTCATGTCGAGCGGCCGCGCCGTTCCGCCGGGCATGACGCCCGCCTGTTCGGCCGCGCCGAGAAGATCGTCCTTCTCAAGCCGCGTGATGCGCTTGTCGGTCTCGCGGCCATGCTCCACCGTGCGCGCCATCGGCGCGGTGACGCCCTGCGGCCGCGCCGGCGTTTTCAGCGCCTCGGCCGCCCAGCCGGGAATGCCGCCGCCATCGTCCCACACGCGCGCCGGCCCGGCGTCGGCATGGGTGTGGCCGGCGCCGCCCTTGTAGATGCCGATGCCGCCAAACCCCTCCTCGCGCAGGATCGTCAGGAAGCGCGCCTTCTGCGCCTCGTTCAGCCCCTGCGTCTGGAAGTCGAAGGCCTTGCCGTGCAGATGCTGCGAATTGGCGACGTGCGGATTGTCGGCCGGATCGGCGACGCCGCGCCGGCGGCCGGCCGTGCCGGCCTGCCCCGTGTCGGGATCGTTGACGCGCACGCGCACGCCCGTCTCGTCGAAGAAACGCTGCGCCGCGCGGTCGGCCATGGTGGCGGCGCGCGCGTCGATCTTCTGGCCGCCATCGGTCGGCGCGAGCAGATCCTCGGGCTTGTAGAAGCCGAGGGTCCAATTGTCGCGCGTCATTGTCGCGCCGTCCTGCGGCAGGCCCTGCTTCGCCTGGTCCTCGAGCTTGGCGAGATAGTCGGCGCGCTCCTGCGCGTTCATGCCGCGCATGGCGGTTTCGACCTGCAGCTTGCCGCGCGCCTCGCTCAGCAGCGCGCCGCCGGCGGGGCCGAGCGCCTTGGCCTTCGTCTCCAGCGCGTCCCACTCCGCGCGCGGCGGCGTCAGCGCCTTCGCGGCGCGGTCGACATAGTCGTCGAACTCCTTGCGCAGCGTCGCCGTCGCGACCGAATACTCGGCGGCGCGGGTTTTCGAGAGTTTGCGGAGATCAGCGTCGAGCCGTTCCCACGTCGCGCCGTCGAGCCGAGACTTGCCGGCCTTGAACTCGTCGCCGAGTTTTCCGCGCAGCGTCTCGATGGCCTGCGGATCGGTCATCTTGCCCGCGCGAGCGGAATAGATCGTCACCAGCGTGTCGGACTGGAGCGCCTGTTTTTTCTTGGCGGCTTCCTCGGCGCTGAAATGGCCGGCGGCGACGCCGGCGTCGAGCGCGGCGAACTGGCCCGCCAATCCCTCCTGCGCCTGCCGGAAGGTGGCCTCGCTGTCCGGATCGCTCGCGGCGAGGCGCGCCACGTTGGTGGCGTGCGTCTGCTGCGTCTCGAAGAAGCGGGCGCGCGCGCTGTCCTTCTGCTTCGCCTCCATCGCATCGAGCGCGCGCATGCGCAGTTTCGTGCCGAGCTCGGTGGCGGAGACCGTGAAATCGCCGACGAGATGCTGGCCGGCCTGACCGACGCGCTGCTTGTAGCTGTCGGTCAACTGCGCATAGCGCGCGCCGAGCGCGGTGGGGTTGTCGCGCAGCGACGGGTCGGCGGCGAGCGTCAGCGCGTCCGAGGTGAAGTTCGCCTGCGTCAGCGCCAGAAACGACGCCTCGCCCGCCTTGTCGTAGGCGCGGCCGCGGATCGTCGTCGCGCCGGTCGAGGCGAAGTCCGGCGACTGGCCGGCGATCTTGCCGGCGCGTTCGCCTTCGATGCGGGCCGCCTCGTCGCCCCATGCGCCGATCGACGCGCCGATGCGCTGGAACGCGGCGTAGGCCGCGCCCGCCGCGTCGCCGGCGCCGTGCGCGGTGTCCTGCGGCAGGCCGACCGCGATTTCCGCCCGGAGCGTGTCGCGCGCCATCTCAGCCCCTCTTCGCGATGCCGATGGCGGATTCGAGGCCCGCGCCGATGGCCTTGAACAGGCCGCCGGAGCGCGCCTCGCGCGCCTGGCGGCGATAGCCGGCGGCGCGGCGCGCATAGGCGTCCGACATCAGCGCCGCATTCGAGCCCTCGATGTCGATGGCGCGATTGGCCGCGTCGGCCGCCTCCATGCGCGCCTGCGCCGGCGTGCCGAAGCTGGAATCGACTCCGCTCGCGCCCCACGCGACCTCGCGCTCGCCCTGCTGTTCGAGCAGTTGGCGGCGCAACTCGTCGGTCCGCTGCAGGCCGCGCAGCTTCTGCTGGCCCGATTCGAGCTCGGCGTCGGCCGCTTGGCCCTGCAGCGCGGCGGCCTTGGCGTCGCCCTCGCGGATCGCCGCCATCGCCGACATGGCGCCGACGCCGCCCTGCAACACGCTCGCCAGAAAGCTGCCGCCGAACAGGCCGCCGCCGCCGGCCGCCGCCGAGGCCGCCGAGACGCCGGCGCCGACGAAGTCGCCCGCCGCCATCGCCGTCGCGCCGGCAGCCGTGGCGCCGGCTCCGCCGATGGCGCCGGAAATGGTCGAGAACACCGCCGCCGCAAGCTCCATCAGAGTCGCGCCTCCATCGTCAGCGCCCGCACCGTGAGACGGCCGGGTCGCATCTGGGTCAAAACCGCCTGCGTGTCGTCCGTCCATCCCGCAAGGCCGGTGACGACGACGAGCCCGTCGCGCGCCGGCGCGGGCGCGTCGGCCGGATCGCCGAAGCGGCCGAGCGGCACGTCCTGCGCCGGCCCACCATTGGCGGCGACGGCGAGCGAGGTGGTGTCCGCCACGTCGATGCGCAGCGTGTGCACGCGCTGCTTGCGGCGCAGCGTCTGCCGATCGGCGATCTCGCGCACCAGCCCCATCGGCGAGACGACGGTCGGCGCCCAGGCGCCGAAGGTCACGGTCGAGGCGTCGTAAGGCAGCGTGAACGCGCCGCCCGTCACGACGAAAGGCCCGTCGATCCAGCCGGCGTCGGCGAGCGACCACACCGTGAGGCCCTCATGGTCGGGCGCGGGAACGACGCGGCCGGGCGCGGGCAGCGTCGTCGTCGTCGCGCCGTCGAAGAGCAGAGCGTCCTCGAGCGTCTCGATCCAGATTTCGCCGGCGCGTTCGACGGCGATCCAGACGACGTTGTTCCCGTCGACGGCGACGTCGCGCACGACGCCTGTCGGCGTCCACGGCGTGAAGCCGATCACATCCTGGTCGCGCAACAGATGCCCGCAATGCAGCGCGCCGCCGGCGGCGACGAGCCACAGCCGGTCCGCGTCCGTCGCCGTCGAGCCGCGCTGCAGGGCCGCCGCCGTCACGTCGTCGATCAGATGCGAGCTCATCAGCGAGATCGGCGTCGGCACATAGGCCTGCGCCGGGTCGGCGTAGGTCGAGGCGTAGACGATGGTTCCGTCGCGATTGACGAAGAGGAGCGACTGTTCCTGTTCGATCGGCGGCACGCGCGGATGCACGCCGACCGCCGAGGAGCGCACCAGCTTCTGCGGCTGGCCGCGCACCAGCGCCGCGTCGGCGAGGTGCCATTCCGAGCGCGAGGTGACGAAGACGAGATGGCGCGCCCGCGCGATGTGGACGATGCGCTCGTCGCGGTCGAGGTCCATGCGCTCGAGGATGGCGCCGTCGGCCGTCTGCGCCTCGGTGTTGAGGTCGAAATACTCGCCCTTGCGCGAGGCGAGGAAGGCGTCGGGATTGGAGCGGAAGCCGGCGACGACGAAGCGGTCCTGATGCCACAGGCCGGTCGACGGCCAGCCCCGCGTCGCCGACATGATCGGCTCGCCGCCCTTCTTGCCGCGCGTCGTGCGCGAGGCCTGAACGGCGACGTTCGGCGAGGAGACGACGCGACCGGAGACGTCGTAATTGGAGCCGGAATTGCCCGTGCCGGCGAATTCGATGGTGAAGTCGTACATGCCGTCGGGCGGCAGCGGCCCGGTTCCTGCGGCGACGACGACGCCCGGCTCGATCGACGGCAGCGCCTCGAGCGCCGCCTGGATGGCCGGCAGCGCCGACGCGAACGCGCCGTTGGTCATGGCGACGCCGGCCGTCGTTTCGCCGGACACGGTGAATTCGAGCGTCTGCGTGGCGAAGTCGAAATTGTCGACCGGCCAGCTCACATAGACGGACCATTTCTCGGCCGTCGAGGTGTAGACGCCGCCATAATCGACGTCGGGAATATTGGTCCAGACGGTCGGGGCGAGCGACCATGCGCCCGCCGGCAGGCGCGTCAGCTGGTGCGGCGCGACGTCGGGATGCAGCATCTGCATGACGTCGCGGCGCTGCGGCGTCGAGACGTCGCGCACCGCCGACGCGCCCCACGGCGCGGCGAGCGTGTCGAGCAGCGCGAAGGTCTGCGCCGAATAGATGCGCAGGGCCGCGTCCGAGAGCAGCGTCATGAACGCCGCGCCCTCGCCATAGGTGAAGGGCGCGAGGCGGATCGCGGCGCCCGCCGGCAGGCCGGTGCGGGCGCGCAGGCGCGAGCCCGGCATGCGCGTGAAGCCGCCCTGCGGAATCGGCCGCGCCCGGGCCATCGCGGCCGCGCCCTGATAATAGGCCTTGAGATGCGTCGCCTTGGCGGCGTCCGGCGACAATTCGCCCGCGTTCCAGCTCGTCTGGCGGTATCCGGGCTTGGCCGTCATACGTTCATCCAGTCGACGGGATAGGTGAGGAGCGCCTGCGGCCCGGCGAGCAGCGCCGGCATGGGCGGGGCGGCGGCGTGGTCGGCCTGAATCGCCTGCGCGAACAGGCCGCCCGTGCCCTGCATCTGCGCCGGGCCGAACGCCTCGGCGCGCAGCGTCGCGGCCATGTCGCGGTCGTCGCAGACGGGGACGGCGAGCTCGGCGGCGAGCGCGGCGATCATCGTCACGCGCAGCGCCGGCGTCCATTGATCCGGCGACAGGCGGCGGCCGAACGTGCCCCACAGCGCGGCGACGTTGGCGTGAATCTCGCGCCCCTCGATGGCGTAGTCGCGCAGCGCCGAATCGCGCCGCGCCGGATCGGCGTAGAGCGCCAGCGGCGGCGTGATCGCGTCGGCCGGCGGCTGGTAGGCGTAGGCGTAACCGTCGACCGGCCGGTCGGCGAGGCGCTGGAGCGGCGCGGTCTTCGACAGGTGCTGCCAGCGATGCCGCGACAGTACGGCGTCGGTCACGGTGTCGTAGGCCCGGCGCGTTAAAGCTGCGAGCGAGGTTTCCTCGTCGAGGTGCAGCACGACGCCGCCGGCCAGGCGCGCCAGCGCCGCGTTGATCAGATCGAGCTCGTCGGCGGTCCCCAGCATGGCGCGCTCCGGACAAGGAAAACGCCGGCCCGCGCGGAAAGGCGACGCGCGAGCCGGCTCGATGCGGCGGCGGAGACGAAGACGCCGCCGCGTCGTTCGATCAGCCGGCGGCGGTGGCCTGCAGCACGGCGACGACGTTGCCGGTCGCGGGCACGACGGTGACGACGTAGGTTTTCAGCACCGGCGTGCCGCCGGAGGCCATCGTGGCGGTGATCTGCGAGCCGACCGTCAGCAGCGCGCGCGCGCCGTTCCAGTAGCCGGCCGTCTCGACCGTCGCCGCCGCGTCGTTCGTCGCGTAGCGCATGTCGTAGATCGTCGGGGAGGTCGGATTGCCGTCGGTTCCGCCGACGACGATCTGCGCGACCTTGATGAGGGATTTCAGGCAAAGCGCCATGGTGTGATCCTCGAACAGGCAGGAAGGGGGGACGCGGCGACACGGGGCCGCCGCGCCGACGGGCGTTACGGCGTCGGACGGGTGATCGCCGCGTTGGTGGAGAAGTGCAGGCGGCGCAGGCCCGGCGTCTGCAACACGACGGCGCAGGCCGACATGGTGGAGGCGATGAAGTTGGCCTTCTTCGTCGGCACGTAGTCGACGCGCGTCAGTTCGCGAATCTGTCCCTTCCAGTCGGTGGGCGTCGCGAAGCCGACGGCTTCCTTCATGTAGACGTAGCCATAGGCCTGATTGGCCGCCGGCACGGCGAAGTAGTCGTCGGGCAGCGGCACGTAGTGGATGCCGTTCCACGAGCGCGCGCCGATCCGCTTCATCAGCGGCAGGTCGCTGCCGACCCACTCGGAACTCGCGAATTCGCGATAGAGCATCATCTGGCCGAGCAGCCGGTAGGGCAGCAGACAGATGAGCTCGGGCGTGCCGGCGATGCCCTGGCCGAGGATCTGCGCCTGCGCGTCGATCATCTGCGTCGGGTCGATCGCCGCCGCGCCGGTGCCGATGGTGCCGCCGGGCGTGGCGGCGTCGAGCGCGGCGATCAGCAGCTTGTCGCGGCGGCGGCCGAGGGCCATGCCGACCGTCTTCTGCGCCACCTGAATTTCGGGCTCGGTCATCTTCTTGAGGTCGATGCCGTTGACCCATTCGTTGGCCTCCCAGTCCTGCATGGTTGCAGTAACGGTCAGGCGGTCGGCGTTCAGGGCCGGGCGCTCCTCGATGCCGGGCGCCATCTGGGTCGCCTCGCCCTTGCCGGCGAGCTTCCAGGTGACGGTCTGGCCGATCTGCGAGGTGGGCGGCGAGGTGAGGCCCTGCGTCAGATAGCCTTCGGTCTGCAGGACATGGATGACGCCGTCGACGAATTTCGGTTCGTTCCAGGCGGACACGCGAGCGGTCATGGTGTGTTTCTCCGAACAGGGTCAGGCCAGCGTTCGGAGGGGCCGGGCGGCGGCGGAGGCCCGCGTCGCGGGGAGGCTCCGTCCGCCCGGGTCTTGAGGCGGGCGAACGGATGATGCGCGCGCGCGGCGGGCGTTAAGCGGAGCGGCGACCCGACTCGCGCGCCTGCAGCTCGTCGTAGAGACGCGCCGTCTCCGCGACGAAGGCGGGGTCGTAGGCCGGCCCACCCCATTGCGCCTTCGGATCGCCGTGGCGGGCGGCAAGCTGGTCGCGTGTCAATGCCTGCGCCGCCGGCGCGCCGCCGACGATGGGGCCGCCGCCTCGCGTCAGCTCGCGCATGGCGCGCACGAACTCGACCGCGCCGGCGCGATCCTGCGCAGAGCGGGCGAAATCGAGCGCGCGCTCGCTCATGTGCCCTTTCAGCGCGTCGAGAAAGGCGACGTTCTCGTTGACGAGCTTGGTCGTCTGCGCCTTGCGCGTCGGCTCGTCGGCGACGTCCGGGAACAACGCCGCCATTTCCTTGGCCGGGTCGAACGGCGCTTCGAGGTGGCCGCCCTTCGCCAAGAACTCCATCACGCCGGAGACGATGCCCTGCGCCTGTTTCGGCCCGACGCCGGCGGCGTGGAACTGCTCGCGGATGCCCTTGAAGACAGGGTCCTTGGCGAGCGTCTCGGCATAGGGCTTCAGCTCGGCGCCGAGGTCGAAGGCGTAGCCGTCCGGGCTCTCGGGCGGCGCCTCGCGGGTCGCCAGCTTCTCGCGCAGGCCGGCGACGCGCTTCTGCAGATGCTCGATCGTCTGCTCGGGCGTCGCGCCGGCCGGCGCGGCGTCAGGATCGGCGGCGGGCGCGGACGCCGGCGCGGCCGTGGTGGGCGGAGGCGCCGGTGCGGCGGTTGGCGGCGGCGCCGGGGAGGTGGTGGGCGGAGGCGCCGGGGAGGTGGTGGGCGGAGGTGCGGCTGCCTGAGACGGTGCGGCTTCGGTCATAACGGTCCTTTCTGGACAGGCGGCGGCTCGGCGCGGCCCGTGGCGACGAGGGCGAGGATCATCCACGCCACCGCATTGCCGCCCTCGCGGCGCAAGGCGATGTCGAGCTGCTGGTCGCGCGAGGCGCCGACGAGGGTGATCGCCCGGCGCAGCGTCGCGTCGAGAATGTGTTCGAGCACCATCTGGCCGTCGGCCGTGGCGAACAGGCGCGCGGCGGCCTGCGCCACCTCCGTCGCCGCCTCCATCTCGCGCTTCTGGCGGCGGATCGCCTCCTCGAAGACGTTCGGCCCGGTCTTGCCGAGCATCGCGTCGTAATCGACCGCGTCGATCTGCTCGAGAAACGCGCTGGCGGGCAGCGCGGCGCGCGTATCGGGCGCGGCGACGAAAGGTCCGCTCATGTGGGCTTCCTCATGCGACGAGGCTCAGCGTCGGCCGGCCGGCGGCGGCCGGATCGGCGGCGATCTGCGCCGCCTCGGCCGCGCCCTTTGGATCGTTGGCGACGGATTGCGCCATCATCGCCTGCGCCGCCTGCGCCGCCGCGCGCTGGTCGAACGCCTTGCGCTCGGCCTCGGTCTGGATGAACTCGGCGCCGACGCCCATGTCGATGCCGACCTGGTCGAGCAGCTTCTCGATGTGCAATTGCCGCTCGATCCCCTGCGGCCCGCGCGTCATGCCGACGATCTGGACGTATTCCATGATCGACTGCAGCGCCGCGACGCGCATGGCGTTCGCCATCGGCGAGGTGACGACGACGCGCGTCAGCAGCTCGTCGAAATCGACCTGCGTCATCAGCGCGCGCGATTCACGCAGGATCTCGACGACGCGCGGGATCAGCACCGGCGTCGTCTCGTGCAACAGCCTGCCCCATGCGCCGAGATTGCGCGCCTTGATCTGCGCGACGCGGTGCATGATCTCGGTCGCCGATTTCGGCGTCGCCCCGCCATCCGGCAGGGAATCGTCGCCGAGCGCCTTGCGGATCTGTTCGCGCAGCTCCTCGCCCGCGAATTTCGCGGCCTGCACCTCGCGCCCGCCGGTGTCGAGCCGGAAGACGTCCGGCCCCATGACGCCGCCGGTCGACTGCATCGGCCAGAAGGCGCCCGGCGCGAGCGGAAACGCCCCCGGATTGACGCCGGAGCCGGAGCGGTAGCCCCAGACGCCAAGCGTCTGCAGCGCCTGCGCGCGCAGGCCGATCTCGACGACGCGGTTGAGCGTCATGATCGCGCCGAGCGACAGGATCAGCGGGCCGCGCCCGTACATCTCGCCGGCGAGCTTGTAGAAGCGCGGCGCGATGAAGGGGCGCGTGCGCGAACTCTCCTCGAAGACGGGGCGCTCGTCGCAGCCCTCGACCGAATAGACGTGCCGCCACGTCCCGTCCGCCTTCTGCACGAAGTCCTGATAGACGACGGCGCGCTCGGCCGGCTTCTCGCTCGCCGCCTGGCGGAAGGCGTCGGGAAAGTTCCCCTCCGGCCAGTGCGCCATCAGCGCGCCGCGCGGTTGCAGCGAGGCCCAATGCAGGCCGCCGACATCGCCGAACGCGCCGGCGCCGAGCGCATATTCATCGAATGGCAGCGTCGCGTAGCGCACGAATTTCGATTGGTCGCGCGGGCCGGCCTTCAGCGGCATCATGCAGCCGGTGCCGGCGAGCAAATCGCTCGCCAGCTCCGCCGCCGCGCCGTCGAACTCGCCGGTCTGGACGTGCACGCGCACCTCCTCGGCGAGATTGTCGTAATGCCGGCGCACCTCCATCAGATCGCGCTTCTCGCCGCGCCGCTCGAAGGCGAGTTTCAGCAGCGGACCGGGCTCGATGCGGAACCATGGCCGATCGGGCGGCCACATGTCCTGATGCAACTGGCCGGCGGCGCGCGCCGCGCTCGTCGGCGCGGTGATGTCGTAGATCTCGCAGGACGGGTCGAGCCGGCCGCCGGAGACGCCGGAGCCGCGCCGGTGCGGCGTGGTGTAGCGGAAGGCGCGGTCGTAAAGCGCGCCGAAGGGCGCTTTCTCGGCTTGCGCGTCGGCGCGGCGCTGGACGACGGCCTTGAAATCCATCTCAGCCCCCGAGCGTCGGCGAGGGGCCCTCGCCGCGCCCGGCGAATTCGAGCAGGCGGCGCCCGCGCGGCGCCCGGCCCGTGGCGCGCGTCTGCGCCGCCGTCTCCTGCTGCTGCGCCGCCAGCGCGGCCTCCTGCCGCGCCTGCGCGATCTGCTGGCGCTCGCGCGCGGCGCGCGCTTCGGTGTCGCCGCCGCCGCCGAAGATCGCCTTGACCATATCGCCCATCAGCCGCTCCACACGAAGGTTGCGACCGGCTCCGCCGCGCCAAGGGAGGCTGGCGCGGCGAAGCCGGTCATCGCCGCCAGGCGCGCGCCGGGAAGCCAGCCGGCGCGAACATGGGCGACAATCGGGACGACGCCATCCTGCGCCGCCGCGGCGAGCGTTAAGCGCGCCTGACGGGCGATCTGCAGAAGATGCGGGCGCGCCCGCGCCGCATCGCCGGCGAGCCAGCATTCCGCGCCCGCGGCGAGCGGATAGAGGCCGAGCACGGCGACGAGGCGGCCCGTCTCGTCGCTCCAGCCGGCCAGGCGCGAGCCGAACACCTGCCGCGCGGCCTTCGCCCTTCCGTCGCGATGGAAGGCCGCGCCGGCGGCGATCAGCGCCAGCGCCTGCCAGTGCGAGGCGGCGCCGAAGGCGAGCCGCTCGCTCACCCGAAGGCGCTCCAGTCCGTCGTCGCGACATGCGCGCGCGCCGGCGCGGCCGCGCCGGGCCGGTTGGCGTTGGCGATGGTCGCCACCATGCCGGCGACGCCGCGCAGGCCGAGGACGCCGTATTGCAGCGCCTCGCAGGGATGCGAGAAGGCGTTCTTCTCCGGCAGGCGGGCGTAGCTGCCGTCGTGATGCTTGCGGTATTTGAAGCCCGTCGACAGGCCCTTGATGATGGTCTTGCAGGACGGATCGACGAGGATGTGCGGGAAGTTGCGCCCCTGCCGCTTCGACACGCGCATGATCACCGACAAGGCGGCCCGGCGCATGTCCCACTCGTTGGTCGGCGCCGGCGTCAGCGCGACGCCGAGCGCCTGCGCCACCGCCTCCGCCCAGCTCACCTGACCATAGGCCTTGTCGCCGCCGTAGAAGCCCGCCGGGTCGGCCGTGAAGGCGCCCGGCCGCAGGCCGCGCAGATCGCCGTGCAGGATCGGCAGCAGCCGCTCGAGAAAGCGGTCGACGCCCGTGTTGGGCTCGCAGGCGAGCTCGCGCAGCACGCGAATCTGCCCGTCCGGCGTCTCCTGGAAGAATGCCGCCGCGGGCGTCAGGTCCTGGTCGAAGCCGGCGTGAATCGGCAGGTTCGGGTCGATCGGCAGCGGCGTCGGCGAGACGAAGCTGTCATAGTCGAATTCCTCCTCGTAGACGGGCATGCCGTCCTTCACGCGGCCGGGCAGGCCCTCGACCATGCGGCGCGACTGGTCGCGGTCGAGCGCGTCATATTCGGCCTGATACTCGGCGAGGCTCTTGCCGGCCCGGTTCTCCGCCTGCGGCGACAGGCCGGAGGGCTGGCGGAAGAAGTTGATCACCTTCGGATGCTTCGCCGGGTCGAAATCCGAGCGGAAGGAGCCACGCTGGCAGGCGGCGAGCAAATCGTGGTCTGGATCGGGCGGGTTGAAGTCGAACATCAGCAGGCGCGGCCGCTGCACGCCCTCGGGGAAGACGCGCTGCGCCGGGTAACGCGCCGTGCGCGAGTAGAAGAACGGCAAGGCGGCGGTCGGCACGCCGTCCGCCTCCGTCGCCCAGGCGAGGCTCGTCTCGTACGACTTGAACAGAAGCTCGTAATTGATGTCGGCGATGGCGAAGAACTCGGCGCGGATGTTGACGGGCACCTCGCGACGCACGCCGTTGACGGTGCGCACCGTCGTGATCTTGATGTTGTGGGCGGCCGGCCGGTCCTGTCCGCCGAAGAACTCCGGGAAGCGCGTGACGGGGAAGAAGTCGAACCACGACTGCAGCGTCGTGCGGTAAAGCGAGCGGTAATTGTCGCGCACGCAAGTCAGCTTCACGCGGATCACGCCGTCGACGCAGACAGGCATGGTCGCGATGGCGAAGCGGATCGCCTTCCAGATCGAGGCGACCGTCTTGCCGGAGCCGCCCGGCCCCATGATGCCGTCGAACGGCCCCTGCGAGTGGATGTAGGCCGCCCCGACCGGGCCCGGCGGCCTGTAGGTGGTGAGGGAGAAGAGCGCGTCGGCGCGCGGCCTGACGCCAATCAGATCGGCGACGTCGCCGCCGCGCAGGATGGTCTCGGGGATCTCGATCTCGTCGCTCATCGCCAGCCCCTCGCGGCCATGCGCTTGGCCCTTCCCCTGCCCCGGCCCGCGCCCGGCGGGATCGGGATCGGTTTTTTCATCCCCGGACCCCTCGCCCGCGCGGCCTGTGTTCGCCCCGTGTGTGTGAGACGGGACCCCCCAGGACGGGCGAGGGCGCGCGATTTTCGACCCCCGGCCGTCGCCGGCCGGCGCGCGCGACGAGGCCGGGGGGAGGCCTCGAAAGCGGCGCGCACGAGCCTGAGCAACTGATTCCGCATCAGCGGCCCGATTGAGCTAAGCCGTTGATCGCACATCACGATTGCCCGCCATCCGACGACACGCTATCCGACGCATCCGAGACGTGCAGGCTAAGTGTTTGATTTTGCTCGTCGCGCCCGTCAGCGATGATGAACAGCGCCCGCGTCTCGCTCTTCGTCGCGACGTCGATCTGCGCCGGCATGCGCTGGTGGAAATAGGCCATCAGCTCGGCCGCCGCGCCGCGCTGCACGTCGAGCGCCTTGAGCCGCGCCTGCAGCCGCATCCCAGCCGGCGCCGGCCCGCCGTCGTCGCCGAGCCCCGCGCAGAGCGCATCGCCGAGCTCCGCCGTGTCCATGCTCGCCAGGGCGGCCAGCATCTCGGCCGGATCGCGATAGCCGCGCTGGAGCAGGAAGCGTTGAAGCTGTTTCGTCGTCCGGTTGACCGATCCGGCCGGCCGCCCCGGCCCTCGCCGCGCCGGCGCCGAGATCGTCGTCGTCGCGACCGCCTGAACCTCGTCCTCGAACGCCCGGAATAGATCGGCCTCCGCCTCGGCGGCCGAAATGCCCGCGTGTGCGCCCCCGGACACCCCTTGTTCGGCCTCGGCGAGCGCCACGGCGCGCTTGACGTCGCTCATCGCGCGCCCCCGCCGGCATAAACCGCAATTTCCAATGGGCGGTTACAATCGCGCCGGCCGTAACCCGCGTTGTAACCCGGAATGTAACCGCGTTTCTTGCGTAAATACAAAGAGATACAACCACGGGTTACACGGTTACATGTTT